CCGTCCCGTGGGTTTTCTTCGCGATGAACCCGCCCGAAAAGCTCACGCCGCGGAACTGCGCGCCGACAGGCGATGCGGTAGGGCGGCCCTTGAATGCGGATATCGGCAGGTCGTTCGCGCCGAACCAAACCCCAAGCTCGGCGCGCGAGCCGCCGCGACGCAAGCTGGTCCCCTTGAGGCGTCGACGCAGCGCCTTTGCGTTGCGAAGCCCCAGAGCCACTCGCAGCTCCTTGGACGCGCGCTTGCGGATCGTCGCCGCGGTTCTGGCGAGGGCGCGCCCCGCTGACTTCTTGACCTGCAGCTCGGTCGCGCCAAGCTCGGCTGCCAGCGCCTGCATGCCCTCGAAGTCGATGTTGATTGAAAGCCCGCCCAGCATCACGCGCGCCCATCTGCAGCTGCGAGCCTGAGCGTCGCCATGCCAGACCCATCGGACTGCGGCGCCGACATCACATCATAGGCGCGGCCGTCGATCGTTGCGACGTCGCCGCGCGCGATGCCGAGCATGTCAGCGGCGCGCCCGATCAGGCGTGGCTCTGACGTCTCGAGCACATATTCGCCTAGCTGCGCGTCGAGGAACGGATCGTCAAAGATCGCCGCAAAGGACGCAGTGCCGCCCGAAGCCCGCGCAACGGAAATCCGAGCCCCGAACTCGTCGGGGCGCAGGAACTGCGACAGGTCCTCCCAAGCGAGCGCAGGCATGGATCACCCCTTCGCCGCAGCGGCGGCCTTCTTCTCCGCCGCGGTCAGCTTCGCAGGCTTCTCGGCCGTCTCGGGCGCCAGCACCGCGCGCTCCCGGCGCAGCAAGTCCTTGGCCAGAGCAGGCTCGAGAGAGACGATCGAGCCAACCCCGAAGCCCTCGCCGCCGATGGTGGTGGTTCTGGTGATCTCGACCTCGATCGGATCGCGCCGGCGCAGGGCCGCTTCTTTTTTCATGGTCTCGCCTCATTGGATCAGGGAGGCGGGGCCGCGCGCGGCGGCCCCGCCGGATCAGGTCAGGTCGATGCCGCGGCAGAAGCTCTCGGCGCGGCGGAAAACGAAATCGACGTCCTGGAACATGGTGATGCGCAGGCGGCCCTTCTGGCTGAGGCTGTAGGGATCGACCAGAATGTCGAGCCCGCCCCACATGCCGATCAGCGCATCGGCGAAGTTGCCGAAGAACGTCTCGCCAGACGCGATCTGGTTCGTGATCTCGGTCCGGTAGCCGTTCACGGTGTTCCCCTGCTCCCAGACGGTCGAGCCGCTCGCGCCCGCAAATTTCTCGGTGGTTTTCCAATGGCCGCGCATGCGCGCATCGGCGACGTAAGCCATGCTGTTCACGTCCGCGTTCGACGCGGAGATCTCCGTCTCCATCGCAACCACCTCGGCGAAGGTCGGCAGCAGCACGCCACCGCCCGAGCCGGCCCCGCCGAAATCGATGGTGGCGAGCCCGGACAGGTTGCGCAGGCCAAGCGGCTGATTGGCCGACCCGGAGCCATAGAAGAACCCGCGATCGATGCCGATCGCGAGCGTGCTCGCGAGGTCGCGGCGCACCAGCCCCTCGATGTCGATCGAGGACTGCTGCAGCAGCTTGCGCGTGATCGTGCCATGAGCCGAAATGGTCTTCGGCGCCATGCTGACCTGATCCATGTCCAGCGCGGATTCGGTGGAGTCGGCGTCCTCATCCAGCCAATAGGCCGTGGCCCCGCCGGTCTGCCGAGGGATATCGACGTTACCGACAAGCCCGCCCAGCGGCGTGCCCAGCTGCATCGCAATGGTGCGATTGCGCAGCATCTCGACAAAGGATTCCGACAGCAGCTCGGTCGCGATCGAGAACCCGCCGGTGTCGCCGGCAGCGCCGCCGGCGGTGTCGGTGTTGAGGGCGCGCATCAGCACCTCGGGCGGGATCAGCAGGCCCTTGGCCGAACGCCCCGACAGCCGCGCCCGCTCGGTCGCGGCCGAAACGAGATCGAGCTCGAGCGCGGCATGCCGCTGGGCCCGCGCGTCGGTCGGGTTGAAGGCGGCCTGAAACAGCCGCAAGAACCGAAAGCCGTCCGCATCGCCCGTGGGCGCGCCGCCCGCGGCGTCGCCGGCTGCGAGCGGACGGTTGCCGCCGCGCTGGTTGACGTGCGCCAGCAGGGCCCGCTGGAAGTCCTCCGGGCTCTTGCCGGTCTCGATGAACTGCGCCGCAAGGTCGAGCGCATCATATTCGCGGCCCAGCGTCATGATCGCGGCGACGCGCTGCTGGCTGCGGCTCTCGCCCTCGCCGCGCGCGTGCGCCATGTCCGCGCCGGCTCGCTCGAGCACTTCGAGGATCTCGATGATCTTGCCGTTCTCATCCACCTTGGCCCGGACGAGGTTGCCCTCGGCGTCGCGCAGGATCTTGCTGTTCATGGTGTAGTCCTCGTTGGCAGCGCGCGCGGCGCCGGGGTTGGCTGTTGCCTCATCCTCGCCGACTGCCGGGTCGCGATCCTCTGGCGGATTTCCCGGCGTTGGCACCGGCGCCGGCACTGGCGCGGCGCGCCCCACGCCGACCGAGGCGTCGGCAGGCACGCTCACGATGCTGATCTCGTAAGGGGTCCACTCGGTCACGCGCACCAGGTCGGACATGCCCTTGCGCGGCGTGATCTCGATCTTGTCGATCGAATAGCCGACCGAGACGTGCTTGCGGATCCCGTCGACCACGTCCGCGAAGATCTCCTCCGCGCGCGCCGATCGACCGAAGCGCACGACCGCGCGCCCGATCCGATCCCCATCAATTCGCGCGCTCTCGATCACGCCGACCTGATTTCGATGGTCGTGGTCGACCAGCAGAGGCGCGCCGCCATCGAGCCGATCCGTGCGCATCGCACCGGCATCATGCACCAGCACCTCATCGCCAAACCACCGATCGACAGGCGTCTCGGATGAGAACGCCAGCTCGACGGTGCGCGCCGCCTGGTCGATCGAGCGCACCTCGCCGTGGCGCACCAGCGGCTCGGTCGCGCGGCGCGCCGTGATCTGCGCGAGGGTCGCCGATCGCTGGAAGCGGCCGCCGACGATCATCACCCCGCGCGTCTGGTCCTGCGCCGGCCGCATGCATGCCTCGCGGTCCTTGCCGCCCTCGGCGCGGATGGCCTCGGCGCTGGTGGCAGGCGAGGCTGCAAGCGCAGGCGCGTCGGTCTCAAGGTTGCGGTGCATCAGGGTCTCCTTCGAATGGGTCGGGCTGTTCGCTTTGGCTTGGGTTTTCAGCGGGCGCCGCAGGCGCAGGCTCGAGCCCCAGCGACGTCATGATGAAAAGATCGGGCATGCCCGCGGCGCGCATCGCTGCGATGTCACGCCCGTATTCCTTCCAGGTGCTCTCTGGATCGCGGCCCTGATCGCGGATGATCTGGCCCGGTGGGATCAGGAGGCTGTTCTTGGATTTGATCGCGGCATCGACCTCGGCGCGCGGATCGATCCAAGCCCAGCGGCGCGGTTGCCAAGAGATGCGCGCGAACTTCTCGAGGCTGCGCGCCGGCAGCGCCGCGCCCTGCTCGGTGACGATCTGCCCGGACAGCAGCGAATAGCGCAGCCATCGATCGAACACCCGCTGGTGCAGGCATTCGATCAGCCACTCCTGCAGGTCCTTCCAGTGCTCGCGCTCATCGAGCGCGCCCTGCCGGATGCTCGAGAAGTTGACGCCCTCGAGATCGTTCGCCAGCCCGTTGTAGGCGACCCCGAGGCCGCTCGCGATTCCGCGCAGCATCGCCTTGCCGAACACCGCAAGCTCACCGGCCGGATATTGCGGATCCGCGGCCTTGTAGCTCAGCCCAGGCGGGAGCTCATGATACGTGCCGGCCTCGGCATCGATCGAGTAGGGCTCGCGGTCCGCAGGGTCCGCATTGGGGTCCTCAGCGGGCGCCATGTCCTTGTCCCACTCGAAGAACCCCATCTTCGCGGCGCTGGCGCGCGCATTGACCAGCGCGGCCTTCTCAAACCCGTCGAGCATCCGCATGCGCCACAGCGCCGTCGCCATCCATGGGATGCCGCGCTTCTGCCCGATCATTTCGGGCAGGAATCCGTGCAGGATTTCGTCGGCCGGCACGCGCACGAAGCTGCGCCCGCCGAACCGATACTCCGGGTCGCGCGCGTCGGTCGATGAGAAGTAATAGGCGAGCGGGCGCCCAAATTGGTTGAACTCGATGCCGTGGCGCACGAAGGAGCCGTCGCGCCGACGTTCCTCGTCAAAATCCACCGGGCAGCGCTGCGGGTCGATGACCTGCAGCGAAAAGCCCCATGGGCCCGCCTGCGCGCCGGTGATCACCCGCACCATGAACTCGCCGTCGCGCGCCGCCGTGATCGTCAGCAGGCCCTGAAGGCTGCGCCACGACAGCTGCCCGGTCACATCGGCGGTTTGCGGGCGGCACCATTTCGCCCAAGCGGCCTCGATCGCCTCATTGGCCGCGCTGTCCAGCACGCCGCCGATGTCCTGCGCCTGCGCCTGCAGCTGGACGCCGCGCGGGCCCACCACGTTCTGCCGCACCATCCGCAGAAACGCCTTGCCGTGGTCGTTGTTCGCCGCCTGCTCGCGCGAGCGCGCCACCAGCACCCGCTGGTTGCGCCGCACGACATCATCGGCCGTGAGCGGGGTGGTGCCCCAGCTCGCGGTGAGCCGGTCCGTTTCTCCAGCGTCGAACATGCGCACGACCGCGCGCGACGACTGCAGAGCCCGGCGCATGGATGCCGCGCGGTTGACGCCAGGCGCGGCCGGGTTGACGCCAGCCGCCGCTGGGGTGACTTCAGGCGCAGCGCGGTTGATACCAGCCGCGCGCTTCTCGCGCCAATTCTTGCGACCAGCCATCAGAATTTCACCCGGTGTTCGCGGCCTATGCCGCGCCGATCGCCCGCCGCCTCACGTTCGCGCTTCACATCCGCGATGGCTTGCAGGCGCATCCTGCGCAGATCGGCGAGCGGCGTGCGGCGCAGCTCGCGGTTGTTGATGCGGTAGCTCTCCTGATCGATGGTTGCGCGGCCCTCGATCACCGCCTCGATCGAGGCGAGCACCTTCTCGGCATGCGTGCGCCCGTCATACTCCGCGCCGGCGCTGACCAGATCCGGCCGGATGCGAACCTGTCCGCTCCCGAGCTCGACCACGTCGACACCATCGGTCGCGCGCAGCGCGATCCAATAGGAGCC